TTTGTTTCATAGAGAGATCAATTAAATGGCTGCTATTATCTCAGATAAATTCAGAATTTTTAACGCTCAACAATTTCTGGAGTCTCTCTCTGAGGGTCCTGATGACACGAGCGATGAACGCACAAGAATGTATTTCTTCGTAGGTCGTCCACAAAGATGGGATGCTTATGTTGAAATTTTTAATCAAAATTCAACTCCTTTTGTTGCTGGAGATGAAGTGTATGTAGGCGCTAATTATGCTGCCGCAACATTCAAAGCAACGATTAGAGAAGTTTATGAAAATAGTCTACTTCTTTATACAGTTCGTCCTTCTCCAACAGCTACCCCTGCCCCAGGTTCAACCTTAAAGGGATGGGATGGAGTTGTTGACACAGATGCCGAAGCTATAACTGGCGTATATCGTTATTCTACAGAAGATGTTCCTCCAGTACCATTAGATAATCAAAAAGAAAAATTTGATATTTATGATGATTTAATTGCTGCAAAAAGAATTACATCAGAATATGCTAGAACAGTAATTAGAAGATATGGTTGGGATTTGGTAGTCAATCCTAAATTTGATATGTGGAAGCCTGACTACTCATCTACTTCAGGTGGTGGTGGCCTAATTGGAAAATCATCTGCTACTGGTGCTACTTCAATTAGTGATGCTAAATTTTATGTACTTAATTCAAATTATGAAGTATTTAAATGTATTTACAATGGAGAAAGTAATCCAGCATATCCATCTGGACAAAATGCCACAAATGAACCAAAACTCAATCCTTCTCCAGGACAAGGTTCATATGCTTCAGGATTATTTACAGAAGAAGCTGGAACTGCCGGATATGTTTGGAAATACATGTACACTATTCCTACAGATGATGTATTAAGATTCCTTTCAACTGACTTTATGCCGATTGTTTCTGTAGGAGAAGCTACCAGAGTAGCGACTGAAACAGCTGCTGTAAATGGAGCAGTTCATGTAGCTTTAATTGAAAATTCTGGAAGCAATCTTCCAAACGGTACTCATTATGCTCCTATGATTGGTGATGGATCTGGAGGAAAAGTAGAATTGGTTGTCACAGCAGGAAGTATTACCTCTGCCACAGTTACTGATATCGGTAGCAACTATACTTACGCCACAGTTCCTTTGAAAACTGGTACTGGTTCCGGAGCATCTGCTTATGGTTTATTTACCGATACTGATTTAACTGTTTCTGTTTCTGTCGGAGCTTCTGCTACGGGCGCTCTAGAACTAATTATTTCTCCACAGGGAGGTCATGGTTCTAACATGGAAATGGAACTTAACGGTAAAAGAGTTATGACAAATATTCGTCTAACTTATGCCGAAGGTAGTGGTGATTTTCCTGTAGATAATGATTTCAGAAGAATTGGAATTATTAAAAATCCTTATGCCTTTGGAACTACAACTTACGCTACAAATAATACATTGAGTGGCATTTATGCTATCAAAATTACTGGTGCTACTGCTGGTTTCGTTGTAGATGAAAGAATTGAGCAAACAGTAACTGGAGGAGTTGCAAAAGGTAAAGTTGTTTCCTGGACTTTGGATTCGGGAAGTACAACTTCAGGTGTTTTAAAGTATTTCCAATCGCCTGAGTATCATACTGATAATGGTGTTGTTAGAGCGTTTGAATCAAACGCTGCAAATGATGTTGTTGGTCAATTATCACTTGCCGAAGGGACTGTAGATACTGCTAGCAATGCTTCTACTCTTGGAATTACATTTACTGGTGGTCTTGCTAGTCCAGAAATTGAAAATAACTCCGGAGATATTATATACATAGAGAATAGAAGATTAATCACAAGAGCAGCCGATCAGATTGAAGATATCAAATTAGTTATTGAGTTCTGATTAATTTCGTTTCTCCCTTTTTTACAGAGAATAATTTACAATGTCACAGAAGACAAATCTTAATGTAGCTCCGTATAATGACGACTTTGATCCCAATAAAAACTTTTACAAAGTTCTTTTTAGACCAGGATATTCAATACAAACAAGGGAGTTAACCTCCCTTCAATCTATTCTTCAGAATCAGATTGAAAGTTTTGGAAAATTTCAGTTTAAACAAGGGGAGTTAGTAATACCCGGAGAAGTTGGGTTAAATACCAAATTAGATTATGTTAAATTGTCTTCTGTTTCTGAAGTTGCTGTTAGTATTGATGGCAATATCGTATTTCAAAAATACGATATTAAAAAATTAATTGATTCTCAAATTAGAGGTATTAATTCTGGAGTTGTTGCTAATGTAATATCTGCCGATTATGGATCAGAATCCGAATCGGATATTTTATTTGTTAAGTATATTACCAGTGGAGATGATAGTAACGAGTCTACTTTTAGACAAGGAGAAAATGTAGAAGTAATTGGTGGCGTGAATACGCCACTTTTAGTTGTAGGCACTGACGGAAGTGTTTTACCAACTAGTATTAATGTAACAAATCCAATTACAGAAGAAACAATTACATTTCAAAGCCCAGCTATGGGTTATGCTACAGCAGCAGAAATTCAAGAAGGAGTTTATTTTGTAAATGGATTTTTTGTTAGAAATGATAAGCAAATATTAATAATTGATAAGTATTATGACAAACCTTCCGCTGTAGTTGGTTTTACTATTTTAGAAGAATTGGTAACTCCAGAAGAAGATTCTTCTTTATATGATAATTCAAGAGGTTATTCAAATGCTTCTTCTCCCGGAGCGCATAGATTAAAAATTTCTTTAGAACTTAAAAAATTTGATTATAATGCTCAAACAGACAAAAATTTTATTCAACTTCTTCAAATTAATACTGGTTTAATAGAAAGACAAATTAAACCAGCAGATTATAATTTAATTGAAGAAACATTAGCAAGAAGAACTTATGATGAATCTGGTGATTATGTTGTAGAAGATTTTTCTTTTGATATAAGAGAATATTATCAATTAAATAACAACAATGGTTTATATAAATTAAATCCTTCTTCAAACACAGTTAACGGAGTATCTGCTACCGAAGCCGAAGCAAAAATGGTTTTAGGTGTTGGTCCTGGTAAAGCTTATGTAAAAGGTTATGAAATTGTCAACAAAGAAACAAAAAATTTAAATATTGATAAAGCCAGAGATACTCTTATTAGAGATAATGTAACATTAAAATCTAGAGGTCTTTCCGAATTTAAAATTACTAATGTTTATGGCAGTGTACCACTCAATACAGTTGGAGATGAATTGACTGCATATCCTAATATTTTACTTAATTCTGTTTTTAACGACGGAACAATTGGGTTGAATGGAGAAGAAGAAACATCATATTTTAAAAGAACAAAAAATAGAAGGGCTTCTAATTTTACTTTAGCTGATGGCATCAAAACAATCTATGTTCAAGTAATTGGAGAAATACCTACAGAAGCTTCGCAATATCCATCTAAATTGTGGTTTGTTAAAACAAGAAGTGGCGAAAATGCCTCTACAGCTGATTATGTAGATGTACTTTCGTTTTCTTTAGTTTCTAGACCAGAAGTATCTGAATCTTCTGGACAATTCTTTTTAGAGCTTACTGTATATGCAAAAAAATCTTTACTTGACACATATTTAAAAGAATATGAAGAGCAAGGTCCAGGGAAAAAAAGATATGTATATTTAACTGAATCTAATGCTTTATCAAATGATAGCGAATTAACTTATGGCTATATTGTTGATTATAATGAAACTATCACACCAATCATTGGATTAGCTAAACCAAAAGATTTTTCATTAGTCAAAAAGGCATCTGGATTTAATTCTGATACAGATATTGTTCTTTCTCAAGGAAGAACTGGTAGTGGATCTAGACCATATTCTGCTACATTTAATTTTTCTTATTTTAATCCTATATTTTTCACAAAAATTAAAACTGATACTCCAGTTGACACAGGATTTACTACAGGTAAATACATTGTTGGAAGAACAAGTAAAGCATATGGAGTAATTGAATCTGATACTACAGGTAATTACACTTTTGGAAATACTTTATTTGTTTCAACTCTTTCAGGAACATTTTTATCAGGAGAAACAATTTTAGATGAAGATGGCAATGCCATTAAAATTGCTACTGATAATACTATTTCCCATTTTATTGTTACAAATGGAGGCAATTCATATCCTTCAACTTCCAAATTAATTATTAACGGACAAGAAATTGATTCATCAAAAGTTAATGTTAAGGAATTTGGTGGTATTATATATTCAGTACAAATTATAGATCGTTCTGGTATAGCAGAAACATATGCTTCTCCTCCAGTTGTAGGCGTAATACCAACCCCATCATTAGCAAATAATGTTGCTACGATAACCCCAATTTTACACAAAAATACTGTATTAACTTATACTCCACAAAATATTAAATCATTTGGTTCAAATTATAATAATTATAAATTTACTAGCGATGTTGATTTAAGAAGTACCGAATATTCTTCATATACACAAATTAGTGATTTTACTTTCTTTGGTTATAAAGGTAAAAAATATATTGAATGTAATGGTTTTGGAGCAAATTTATCTAAAGATTTAATTCAAGGAGATCTAATTCAATTTGCTGATGTTAATAACAATGTAATCAGAACAGTTGTTCAATCAACTACTGATCCAGAAGGTATTGTTAAATCTAGAATTTATTTGGATTGTGCTTTACCAGAAGACATTGTTAATGCTACTGTAATTAGATTGCGTCCAAATATTGATAATTCTAATACCTCCACATTAGTTTTCCCAACAGGAAGTAAGCAAATTGAATCTCTTGTTAAAGATACTAGTGATACAAAAATAAAATATTATGTAAGAAAAGATTTTATCACTGATTTATCCGCTAGTGGAGGAACTATTACATTCACTGCTCAATTACCTGTAGGAACTCAAAGATTTGTTAATTATAGTGAAGAAAATTTTATAATTACTGTTTTAAATAAAGGTTCATCAACTATTGTTGAAAATGGTGATATTGTTTATATTGATCCTGATAATATTTCCATTATTCAATCTCAAGTTTCTGGCAATCAAATTAGTGCAGGGTCGTTTATAATTAATCTTTCGAATAATTATTTTGGAAATATTCCTGTGGGAGGAACATTTCCTAGATTAAAACTCACAGCTACAGTTGAAGTTGACAAAGCAAGACCGAGATTAAAAACAGCGATTAAAAATAAAAGATTAATTATTGTTTCTAGTGGAGATAGAGTTATTCCACTTAGAGGTACTAATTATGACGGTGGAGATATCTTATCATATTCTTATTCAGATGTTTATAATTTAAAATATATTTACGAAGGCACTTCAACAAATCCCCCTAATGTAGATCCTAATGGCAATTTAGTAAGTGGTACTGATATTACATACAAATTTACTTTTGATGACGGACAAAGAGATACATTTTATGATATTTCTAGAATTATCTTACGACCAGGATTTGATCCTCCTACAGGACAACTTGTTGTAGCGTTTGATTATTTTGAGCACTCACAAGGAGATTTTTGCACAGTAGATTCATATTTGCATGAAGCTGGGGTATCTCAATCTGAAATTCCTTTATTTAATTCTAATGTAAATGGAGTTCTTTCTCTCAAAGATGTTATTGATTTTAGACCAAAAGTAGATGGTAATACTACAGTAACTGGTTTTCAAGACATTTCCATTTTATCTAATCCTAATGGAAGAGATTATATTAATTTTGTCGGTGATGGAGGTGTGGTAGCACTAACTCCTGCAACGGATAGTAATCTTGAGTATACGGCTAGTTTTAGCGAAACTCAATATCTTGATAGAATTGACGGAGTGTTTCTAACTAAGAAAGGTGATTTTGTTGTTAAGAAAGGTAATTCATCACAAAATCCTTCAAAGCCAGAACCAATTGATGACGCTATTGCCCTTTGCTATCTTCATATTCCTGCTTTTACTAATAATAGTAAAGACGTAAGAATTCTTTCTGTTGACAACAAACGTTATACAATGAAAGATATTGGAAAACTTGAAAAACGTATTGAACGATTAGAATATTATACTACTTTAAGTATTTTAGAGCAACAAGCTTTAAACATGCAAATTAAAGATGATATTGGTCTTGAAAGATTCAAGAGTGGTTTTATTGTAGATAATTTTGAAACTCATAAAATAGGGAATTTACAATCTGTTGATTATAAATGCTCAATTGATACTCAACAATCAGTTCTTCGCCCACAATCTAAAGAAGATAGCTTTGAATTGGTTGAAGTTAATACCAGAAAAGATCAACGAAGTATAGCTGGTTATGTTATCAATGATGGAGTTATTACATTACCGTTCAACAGTGTTCGTTTTCTTGGAAATTCTAATGCAACAAAAACACTCAACCCAAATCCATTTGTAGTTATTCAATATGTTGGCAACAGTAGCCTATCTCCAACAATTGATCAGTGGTATGATAATAGTATTGCCCCATTAATTGTAGATACTAATACAAAAATTAATTCAATTTTCTTAGCTAAAGATGATGTAAAAGAATCCTTTTCCAGTATTTTCAATTCATTTATTATTAACTGGGCTGGATCAAATAAATCATTTTATAATATTGAATCCCTTGCAAACATTAATAGCGAAGACATTAGATCTAATGTAGATTCTGCATTAGTTAGTAGTTCATCTAATATAAGTCCACAAAATAATGAATTGGCCAAAGGAGTTTCATCAAAGACTGTAAATAACTTATCAGTTTCATCTGCGCTACAATTTTTCGCCAGATCAATTCCAGTAAAATTTATTGTGAATAGATTGAAACCAAACACAAAAATTTATGTGTTTATGGAAGGAAGAGATATTAGCAGATGGGTTGTTCCTGATAGTATATTTACTGGGGTTGCGGGAAATTCTTTATCAACTTTTAACTCTCCAACTATTACTGATTCAAATGGTAATTTAAGTGGTATCATTTTAATTCCTGCCGGTAAAGCTCCTGTAGAAAATAGTAAGTGGACAGGAGATGTAAATACTGTTTCGTATGATGAGAGTTTTGAAGAAATTAGATTTACCGAAGGTACAAAAACAATTAAATTTACATCAAGTTCTTCAAATGAATCAAAAGATTTAGTTGATACTTATGCAGAAGTTAAGTATTATTCTGCTGGTATTATTCCAGAAAATCCTTCTTCTATTGTTTCTACTTCTGTTGCTTTCTTTAAAGCTAACGAAGGAGTTCAATTAATTGATAGCAACACTGATGTTGAAATTAAACCAAATCCTCTTGCTCAAACATTTAAAATTGAAAATTATGAAGGTGGTGTATTTGTAACTGGAGTTGATTTATTCTTTGCTAAAAAAAGTAAAAATATTCCTATCAAAGCATATATTAGTAACATAAATTCAGGAAAACCTGGCAAGTATATTGTTCCAGGAACAGAATCTGTGCTATTTCCAGAAACTTATCTTCGTGTTTATGTCACGGGTGATTCTGAAACTATTACAATTAAAAAAGATGAACTAGTTACTGGTAAAAACTCAAATGCTAATGGGCCTATTTTAAAAGTATTTGATAAAAATAATATTCAAGTTGGTGATGAATCAAGCACAGAATTTGATTTGAATAAAGAACAAGTTTATACATTAGTTTTAGATAATCATAATGGAACATCATTTGAAGAAAATGAACCATTAATTATTCCTTCAGTTACTGAATTTAATGCTAAAAACAATAAAACTGTTTCTATCTTTATTGCTAAAGATTCTGGCAAAGTAGTTGATCTAAAAATAACTAACGTAGGAGACAACTATAACAGTGCCACGATTACAATTGAAAGTCCTCAACTTCCTGGAGGAAGTACCGCTTCCGGAGCAGTAGATGTATCCGATGGAAAAATTTATAACACTACATTGTCTTTGAGTGGTAGAGGATACACAGAGCCTCCGTCCGTGGTCGTGAGAGGCGTCGGAGCAGGCTCTGGAGGGGCTGTAATAGAATCATTCATAGAGATTGATACTCCGGCAGTTACGATGGGTGTAGCGGTTGATAGAGGCGGTATAACGCCTTCGGTAACACCAACTAGATTTAATTTTAAACATCCTGTATATTTACAAAACAATACTGAATACGCTTTAAATATTGAAACTGATTCTATTGAGTATGAACTCTGGGCTTCTAAATTAGGAGAAATAGAAATTTCAACAAGCAATGTTGTATCAGCACAACCTTTACTTGGTTCTGTTTACAAATCACAAAATACTGATAATTGGACAGAAGATTTATTTGAAGATATTAAATTTAATTTATACAAAGCAGAATTCAATACTTCAAGAAATGCAGAAATTTTAATTTCAAATAAAAATCTAGGGTATGAACTATTGTCAGCTTCTCCATTTGAAACCAGTGTAAGATCTCCAACAAATGCCACATCATCCTTATTCAAAAATAATAACTCAATTATTAAAGTAAATCACAGAGATCATGGCTTTGAAGATGAAGGAAAATCGTATGTATTCTTCAAAAATGCTATAGACGTTGGAGGCATTTCTTCAACATCTTTAAATAGTTTATTGTTTAAAGTATCTAATTCTGGTATTGATTCATATAATATTATTGGACCCAACAGAGCTGGTGCTAGTATTATTGGTGGTGGTAATAAAGTTCTTGCTTCACATAATAGAAAATACGAAAAATTATATGCTCAAGTATCTTTCCTTGAATTAAATCAAACAAGCATAGAGTCTTTTGTAAAGACAACTAATATTGTTCCGGTTGATTCTAAAACTATTAATTATAATTCATATTCTCAAACAGATTATGAAAAAACATTCTTAAATGAAGAGCATTTCTTTACTAATCAAAAAATTCTTGCTTCAAGAATTAATGAAACATTGAATACAATTGATAGATCATTAACATACAAGTTTGTATTATCATCTTCTAATATTAACTTAACTCCAGTTATTGATCTTAAAACTTCATCAGTAAAAACTATTACAAATAGAGTAGAAAATTCAACTGGTTTTGAAAATAGATATGGCAAGAGAAATCAGGTTTTAAGATTCCTTCCTCTTTATAATATAGGATTTAATATTGTGGGAAATGCTGGATCTATTCAAGCAAATCAAACTATCATCGGCACTCAATCAAAAGCAGAAGGAACAATTATTGAAATTGTAGAAACAATTGCATTAATTAAATTAAGAACAAAAACTCCTTTCTTACAAAATGAAACTTTAAATATTGCTACAACAAATGGTGATCTGTTAACTTCAGTTTCTGTTACGATAGCTTCAATCTCAGAACTATCATTTAATTTCAGTGAAAATTCTAATGTAATTGCTTACTATCCTCAAAATGTAACAATAGATTATACAAATAAAATTAATGGACGAGTTTTGGTGTGGGATTCTAAAGACAAAGAAATGATTATTGAAAATGCTTATACTCCTATTAATAATGATTTTTCAAGTAAAATTACAAAGAACAGTGTTTTTGTTAGAAATGAAGTTTCTGCCCAACAATCGGCAGACATCTTTAGAGTTGGTGATGTTTTAAAATCCAGTGACGGTAAATATGTAGAAGTTGCTGAGATGGAATTTACTCAAGGTGTAGATTATGTTGAAGAAATTAATTCTAAAAATAGTTCTGCTCTCGCAAAATATGTTACTAAAGAGATTTCAATTAATAGTCCAGGAACTTCAATTGATGCCAGAATTACAGTAAATTTCAAAGATTCTGAAAATGTAAAAGTTTTTTATAAAATTAAAGAAATTTCTTCGCAATTAAATTTTGATGATATAAATTGGAATTACTTTAATATTGATGGCAATGCAGATAATAATGATTTAGCAACTGCATCAAATTCAATTTCAGGTCAATTTGAAAAGCAATCATTCTACCAAGAGTTTAAATATAGTGCATCAAATCTTCCTGAATTTACATCATTTGCAGTTAAAATTGTTATGAAGACAGATGACCCAGCGTATCCTCCTAAGATTCAAGATCTTCGTGTAGTTGGTTCTTACTAATGAATAATCATTATTTAAAAGTTAAAGGTTACGAAAATCTATATAGAGATTCTTCAACGGGAGCTATTATCAATACAGACAAACCATCTTCCAAAAATTTCTCTAAGCAATTTAGTAATACTCTTAATGACATAAATACTTTAAAAGAAGAAATGTCAGAAATTAAAAAACTTCTTAGGGAGATAGTAGAAAAATGGCATTAGTGCGGAAAGAAGTATTAAAAACTAATACTTTTGAACAACAAAGAGTCAAAATTAATGAGATAGGCCAAGACCTATACGATATTTCTACTGGCGAAGAAGGATTTGAAGCTTTAAAATTAGACGGACCTC